CCCCATGGAAGCGAACTTGGCGAGATTAATAATCTCACCATCCAGGTCCGCTCTTGTCGATCTCGTCGCCATGACGAAATCGCGCAGATGTGGGTGATATCGGAATAGCTCTTCAGCTACTTCGACATGCACTCGGTCAGAAGCCTCGCTCAGATCGAGCGTTGCCAGAGAACCATCAGATGAACCCGCAAGGGCCATCTGCTGATTTCTCGTCTGATCAGTGAAACCCAGAACACCCGACAGGATCGAGTGCTCCACACCAGCGTAAATCTCGCGCTTAAGCCCCTGCTGTGCAAACTGCACGGTAGATGGCTCAATCGCAATAATACGGGGTGTCTTCTGCGTCTTTGGCACACAAACAACCCTAACGGGAAGTTCGTGCCATGGGGCCACGAGGTCATGGGAAGGGACAGGAAGATTGGAAGAGTACATCTCATGAGGGAAAACCTCCTGAAGGCGCTCGGTCCAATAGTCTAAGTCCCATCTCTGGAGCTGGCTGAGTTTATCAGCAACAGCCCCAGGCCCATGACGGGGAATCAACTCAAAATTCGCGACCTTGGTCTCGATTTTGTCGAAGATGTCTCCGAAGAGATGGAGAGTCCACTGGTTAAAGTGGCGCCACAGTGCAGGGTCAACACCCTTAGCAAAGTGTTCCATCAATTCCTCGTCAGTCTTGAAGAACTGTGCTTTTGCGCGTGCCGTCCTCACGGGCGAGCATTCGCGTTCAAGCTTACTCGTCAGTAAACAAAACTGACGAACCGCCCAGATTGCATCTGGATCGGGGTTCTCCAAGATAGATCCATCATCAGAGAACACACGCAGGAGGAAACCTCGTAAGAATACGGGGAGACCTCGACGATGCTTAAAGCTAAGCACCGCCTGCTGCGGCCATGAGCGCTCCGCTAGACCTTTCTCAAGGGCTTTCGCGAACTCAGGCAGGGTGATCGTAAGAAACGAATCACCTTCGTGTTCCCAACGAGATTGCAGTGTTTCGCAATCTCGCTGCACATGGATAGCGTTGAAAAGTCCCACATCATGCAGGACTGCCAGATGGAGAGTTACCAGGCTTTTCAAGACCCCTCCTTCACGGGGGTGGTTCTTCCAGCCGGTAGCTTACCAGTCAGCGCCGAATCGACACGATCGCGAAACCAGCGATGCTGATTGTAATCAGCACGCCGATTCCGATGATCATCATCGCTTCAACAGCGCTCACTTCTCTCCGCCGAGGATCTTCTTCAGCAGAGCCTTCGTCGTAGCTTCCAGGGCGTTCGTAAGAGCGTCGTAGAGAGCTTCACCCTGGACGACAGTCACTCCCTCAGGGAGTGCCACGTTCAGAGTGACCGAAGGACGGACACGCGAGACGAGCCCCGTAAGGGGATCAGTCACGTTGACCGTCTGGACGAGCGACGTAGACGATCGGGCGACCTTGTTCTTATCGACCTTCTGGGTCACGAACAGATCGACCTTTGCGTCACGGTTCGAGTAGACGTGCGTATCAGCACGCTCCTCGAGACGAGGCAGAGAAGTGGTTGCACCAGAAATGGTGACAGACTGGGGATCGGTA